CTCTACTAAAAAATTTGAAGGTGTTACAGACGTCTTAGACAATAGTAACTTACGTGGTCGCATGGGAACAGGTGCCCCTCCTTCGGAAAATTCATTCTATAACGTAGGTATAGTTCCTACTATTAACTCCGCTTTAGGTGGAGCAGTATCACAGACATCTCCTTCAGGCATTATGAGGATCAAGGTAGAATACATTGCTAAATTAACAGAACCTACTCTTACTAACGAAGTATCAGCATAGTAACCCATATATCCCAAAGGGTTTCTTGTCGTCCTCTAGAGGAATTCATCGTGTCACAAGACCGTAGGTCTTCAGCGATATAGGTGCCGTCCGCAGGAAAACACCAACTTAATCTTAAATGTGCCAATTGTGCCAACAGGTTAAAAACTATATATATAGGATTTTTTTACTATTACAGTAAACTTGTTTACGCCAAAAAATCCATGTATGGAATAAGCATCTTATTCTTATCTATTTCCCACACTTTCCATCTATCATTACTCAGCATCTTTAGATCTGGCATAGCATTACTAAATATCCAGACATTAGGACAGTCAAATACTTTTTCTTTAAATTTGTATCTGTCATCATAAGCATATCCATCTTTTATTGTTTCAATAGCACTATAGAAACCATATAGTCTATCTTTATTTATTGCTCTCGGCATGTCAATCACATACATCGTTGATGTAGGCATATCACAGACCATTCTTAAGAGATCTTTATAATCATTACACAAAGGTAGCACTCTTCCTATCTTGTGTGCTCTTATCCAACCAATTAAGGTCGTCTTACCAATATTACCAACAGGACAAAAAACAACGTTAATACTACGTGTATCCCACACTTTACTTTCTTGGATTATCTTCTCTTGCCATGGGTATAGAGATGAAATCTCGCGGATCTGTCGCGGAATGTAAATTACTTCATCAGTGTCACAATAAATAGGAGTGATCGCAGTATCCCCCTTTTCAATATAAAAATTATTATCCATGTTAACCTTGGATGTAACAGAAAAATGAAAATTAAGAGGATTAGGAATAGCAGTTAGACGTTTCTTAATCTTAAGACTAATACGTCCTTGCCAGTGCTTCCTCTCAGTAGAAGTGCCTTGCTCCCCAACAAAAGTCCACTTCTTACAATATTTTATACACCAATCCTTAAGTTCTTTTATATCATGATATTTATTATCAGTAAAATCATATACACAACACGCATTCATATATATAATACAACATTTTATTTATTTCTTTAAGTAAATTTATTTTCTTAGTATATAATACGGCAATGCCAAGAAATTATAAAAATCGTCAACTTAAACGAAGAAATAACCAACGCTATAAAAAAGGGTTTAAAAAGGTAGGTAATACCAACCGTTTATATCACCCTGCCATACCGAGGACCCTTCAGGTCGCTACTCGTAGACAAAATTCACAGATGTTAAGGTTTGTAAAAAACATGACATTCGGTGTTAATCCACAAGCATTATCAGAGAATATCTTCTTAACTATACGTGCCAACTCCCTTAATAATATTATGGTTAACGGAGGTGGACAAAATCAAGGCGGAACTTGGACCGCTCAGGATCCTTTAAACTACGGACCAGCAGTTGCAGTAGTCAACGCAGACGGATTTGATGAGTGGAAAGATCGCTTTCAACACTTCACAGTCTTAGGATCTAAACTTCAGGTAACTTATGAACCTATAGATGTTCAGTATGAACCATCAGGTGCTCCTAAATTCATACCCACTACCCTGTACGTAAATCTTTCAGGTGTCAATGGTGCTATAGACCCACTAACCGCTTGTAAAGATGTAATTAAAAAACCATATACTAAACGTGCCCAGATCATGCAGTCTTCAGCAGCAGGAGGTAAACGCTTATATCAATTCTACTCTACTAAAAAATTTGAAGGTGTTACAGACGTCTTAGACAATAGTAACTTACGTGGTCGCATGGGAACAGGTGCCCCTCCTTCGGAAAATTCATTCTATAACGTAGGTATAGTTCCTACTATTAACTCCGCTTTAGGTGGAGC